CACCGGATTCGCGATCGTCGCAAAGAGCTTCAGCCCCGGCGTGGGATAAAGCGCCAGTGGCGACTTCCCCTGCCCGCTCTCAATCGATTCCGGATACCAGTTCATGCACCGCTGGCTATCCGCTATCACAGATTGCGACGTGTACGTCGGGCCCACAAATCCAAAGCGCGGCATCTATTCCCTCATCCCCGTCAGGAAGTTGAAGTCCGGTCGGCCCATTCCCGCGGTACCCGGCATTCCGCTCGCCGTGTCGATGCGCGGAGCCGGATCGTTATTCTCGAAGATGATTCTGATTGCCGCCGCCTGCCGCGCCACAAGAACGGGCGAAGGCTGCCTCTCAAAGCTAGGACACAGCGCCAGCGCCAGCGTGGTCACCAGCGCTTCCCAGTAGCCCTGCACCAGGCCGAGAGCCGTCTTCAAAGTCAGCGCCTGCGTGAGGCTATTCCACTGCTCCAGCCGCACCACTCCGTTCGTGTTGCAGATCGGAAAGAAATTCAGGTTTCCGTTGGGCTGCGCCGGATCATAGTAGAGGTCGGTGATAATGCTCGAGGTCATCGACTTCAGCGGGTTCGCCGCCCACCAGTCCTTGTCGCGGATCTGCACTGGAAGATCGACGGCGTTCATCGAGCCTGAATTCAGCACAAAGCTGGCTGACGCGATGCGCACAGGGCGATAGTTGGCAGCGGGTCCAGTGCTGAAAGTTCCCGTGGGCCCAATCGTATGCGGGGCGAGATTCGCCACCAGGTTATAGGTGGCGAATCCAATCGAGAAAATCATCGCCCGCTTCGCATTCCACTGGTCAATGATCCGCTGCAGCACTTCGAGAGCCCACAAGGCCTCGTCCGCCTCCACCAGTTCGCCCGGTGCAAACGCGCCAATCTCATAGCCCGCCGACTGAATCAAATCGGCGGCCAGAACGGACACACTCGAGCCGCTGAAGACGACAGCCATCTACTTGCCGCCCTTTCCCTCTCTGCGGTAAAGAGCCTCGGTCGGATCGGGAGGAGCCACTGGAATATACGGCTCCGCAACCCATCCCTCGCTCAGCTTCTTCTTGAACTCCTGTTCGTGCTGGCAGACGTGTACCAGGTGTTCCGTCGCCACCAGCTCGCGATCCACAACCTCATGCCGAGTGTTGCGGTGCAGCACCTCGCAGTAGGGTTCCACGGGATGCTTGTAGACGCACCGCGGGTACTCTTGATGCGGGATCTGCTTCACCGGCAATCCCTGGGCTGTTCCCTGAGGCTTGCTCATATCCAGGGTCTCCTGGCTCGCAAACTTCTCTTCGTCAATCGTTGTTGGCATAGCTCACGCTCCGTAATACGTGCTGGGCGGCTCGATGAGCCGCCCAGGTTGACTAATCACTGATCACTGACAACTGACCACTGCTCAGAGTTAGTAGGCGTACAGATAAGCGCCGGAGACGTTCGTGAATCCGGTCGGAACCGTAATGGATGCGGGAAGTGCGAAACCTGTCCCGGTCTTGGACTGGGTCAGCACGTAGTCACCCTTGGAAGTTGTGACCAAATCAGCGGTTGCCGTTGTCCCGTTGGTGGTAAAGCAGCCGTAATACTGAGCCGGTCCAACCGCATAATAGGGCGCCGTAAAAGCCGTTGCCTGCCACGCGTAAGCGGATCCAACCGTCACACCAGCTGCCGCCGAACCCACCAGCAGGTTGCCGCCATTGTCATAGAGGCCGACGACCCACTTGTCTGTGCCGCCGGTTGTTCCCACGTGCGGGGCCAGCCCAGTCAGCAGCTTGCTCGACCCCACATCGATCTCGGTGCAATACGTCGAGTACTGGACGAGCGTCGAGTTGGTGCCAAACACAGCACTGGAGGCCTGCGCGCCTGGCGACGGGCTGTAAGCGCGGTACCATACGGGCCGCGTCGTCTGGGCCGAATCGCCCTGCATCCACTGGCCTCCCTGGCAATCGGAGATATTGCCCGAAGTGAAAGCGATACGTGGCAAATACAATTCATTCGCCCGCGTGCAGCTTCCCTGCGGTCCCCAGTCCGTGGTGCCGAAGGGCACCCCCCAATTGGCCGCGGCTGCAGCGGGAACAACAAACACCAGCGCTCCGGAAGCGTGCGATGCAGCGGCGGTCGAACCTACCCCGCGAATAACTGTGATCGTGGTGCCGCTCACAGACTCCACCTGCATCAGCTCTCGATCGACGTAAAGATAAGTGGATCCGCCGGACGTGGCCAATCCCGCCACATTGCCACTGTTGGCCGTCGGCGCGCTTATGCCGGTGGCGGAGGCAACCACAACCATGCCCAGGTTGCCTGTCGTCAACGCCGATGAAACGGTGTTGCCAACAGCCGAAGTGAGCGTGGTAGTGGTCAGCATGGTCTGCGCGTGCAATGCCGTGGCAAAGGCGCAAACCAGGAGAAACAGCGAAAATCTCTTCAAGGTTTCCATGGTCCTTACTCTCCCGTTACCGTGATCCGTGAGGGCGCCTGGGAATTCATCCTCCAAGCGCCCGTCACAGATGGGTTTGATTAAGCTCCTGCCACTGCAACTGCTCCGTTATCGGGATACAAATTCCCGAATCCGTAGCAGATGTCAAAGCGGTTGGTCATCTTGCGGTTAAACTGATCCCAGGCGCGTACAAACGCGATCGAAGCGCCCGTCTCAGGATCTACCGCCATCTCTGCACGCTCCACGCTCTCCGGGTTCTCGAACTTGCCGAACGCCTTGGCGAACGCATACTTCGAGAGCCCCAGGCTGATCGTTCCGGTCAGGCCTGAGGGTGTCGTAGTGCCAGGGAAAAAAGTGAAGGCTGCCGCATTCGCGGGCAGAGCATCCACATTCTGGTACGGCGAGCCTGGCCCAAAGATCGCCGGCGAAATCGGGATATTGTCGTTTCCGCCCGTCAGCACCCAGGGAGCGCCGCCGGCGTAGACAAACTGCTTCAGCCCCAGAGGAGACTTGACGCGAGTCCGCGGGTTCACTGCATTCACTGCCGCGATGCTGAACTTGTCGCCAGGGTTGATCGTCTGGCCGTTTGTGCCGATTACCGTCAGCGCCGCGCCAGATTGGCCTGCGCCCACCACCGTCACGCCACCCGTCGGCGCGGTGCCGCAGGTATGCGCCACCAGCGAGTTCGAGCGATACCACTCCCATCCGCCGGCCGTGCCAATCACGCCCTTGCGGAACATCCTGCTGATCTCCGGAGCCGGATTGAACTGCGTGACATTGTTCTTCACGTAGCTCCGATTCAGACTCGAGCTCAGGCAGAGATGCTTTTCGCCTTCCTGCGGGCAGGCGAGCGCGAACAACACCTGTTCGGCCGCCAGCGCGAAATCGATGGTCGTCGAATCCGTACCCAGCGTGCCTACCACATTGTTGGTCCAGTTCGCGGCCCAGGCGGCTGCATCCGAATCCACCTGCTGCGACAGTTGTGCCCCTGCGGGCCGGAGATACGATTCTTCGAGCTCCTTCTCGCTGCGTTCCATCTTCACCAGGCGCTCGTAGGAATCCCATCCAAAGTGAATGCCGCGGGTCGTATCGAGGTTGACCGTGGTCACCTGGCGCGACATTCCCTGCTCCTGATAAGCCAGGCCGCTCGTTACCAGCCAGCTCTGCGGCATCTTGATCTGGACCGAAGACCCCACCGCAAAGCTCTTGCCGAACTCCGACTCCCAATCGCTGTTGAACATCGAAGCGATCTCGCAGGAATTCTTCAAGAACCACAGGATCTTCATCGAGATCCAATTCGTCGTTGCAAAATTATTCGGCACTGCTTACTCCCTTGGCCTTATCTTCGTGAGGCCAGTGCACGCCGGGTTTGTTCCGCCTCAAAACTGCGGAAATCGCCCGATTTTGCGGCCGAAATCAGAACGTCCTCTCCAGGCGCTCCTCGTCCTCCCACTTCCGCGGGAGGTTTCGGCGCACGGGGTTTAAGAGCTGCAGGAGTTGCCTCCGCTTCGCCATCGCCGGCCTTCTTTGTCGCCGCCTTCGCCGTGCCAAGCTCCTTCACGACCTCCTGCTCGACCAGCAGGGCGACGCGCAACGCCTTTCCAGGGTTGGTACGGCAGGCCTCCAGAAAATCAGCCTTGCTGGCCTCTGTGCCGCCAATGGTGTAAAGAAGGTCCGCCAACACAGGCGAATCGTTGATCACCGCAAGCACTTCGCGCGAGATGCCCGGCTTCGACATCTCCTGGATAAGCGGATTCGTTACCGAATCGAAATCCGTGTAACGTCCCCGCGCCTCCTCAAGCTGCTTGCCGAGCGCCTGCCGCTGCTGGGTCACCTGCTGTTCGCGCGCCTGTGCTGCCAGCCGTTGCTCTGCCTTCCAGTCAGCCAAGTCTTCGACAAAGTCCTCATACGATCCATACTTGGGCTTTCCCTCTGCGTCCTTGTCTGCGTGGGTAGGCTTCGGTCGCGTTGGCGGCGGATCTACTGGTTTGGCCTCGGTCTTCCGTGCGGGCGACGAGTCCGCTTTCGTCTCTTTCAGCTTCCGAGCCTCTTCCAGCTCCATCTCCAGTTGCTTGGCGCGCGCAGTTAGCTCCCGGATGCGGGCTTCCGCGCCAGGCTTGCGATGTGTCTCCTGCTTGTTCTTGGCCGCCGAGTCGGCCGCGTCTTCGGATTTCGTCTCTTTCGACGTGTCAGCGGCCGCCGCCTCCGCCTTTTCCGGCTTGGGAGTTTCTGCTTTTTTGCTCACGACCGGGGTCCCCTCTTCGTCCCAGCCGTCATACTGCGTAAACTTGGGTTCTGCTGTTGCTGCGGCGGACGATTCCGCTACTACCGTCTCTTCTGCCATGATGTGTTCCTTTTTGCCCGTACGCCAGGCCTGCGAATTGCCCTTGCGCCGGGCCAGCGAAATTTACTTACTGTGAAACCTGCGTGGAGTCTGCTCCCGGCTGCACCTGCTGCGCCGGAGCCGATTGCTGAGCCAGTTGTGCCTGCTGTTGCGCCTGCTGAGCCGCCTGCTGTTGCTGCCCCTGCATCGCCAACTCGTGCGCCTGCTTATGCCACTGCGCCATCATGTCTTCGAAAGCCGACATGCGCTCGCTCAGGCTCTGCGCCTTCGTGGTGATCTCGGCAACGAGCATCTTGGTTTCCTGCTCCTTGTCGGCCAGGGCCATCTTGCCCTGGGTCTCCATCACCTTGCCCATCTTCTCCAGCTTGAGCTGCTGGATCTCAGCCACGGCCTGTTGCAATTGGCCCTGCGCCTGCATTACCATCGCCCGCGCCTGCGGCGGAATCTCTTGCGCGTTCGGCGGCGCCAGCAGATCGGCAATCTCATCCCCATACGTGCCCACGTTCTTCAGGCGAATCGCGATCGCGATAATCTGCTGCATCAATTGCGGAGGCAGCCCCAGCGCGGGTAGCGTCTGCAGTAGCGTATCCACAAATTCAGATACTTCGTCCCGCTGCGATAGATCGCTGGGACCGTCTGAAATCGCTACCTCAAACTCGCCACGGTGCGCAAAGAAGAGATCCGCTTCCGGCAAATGCTGCGAGTCGGCGGTTGCCCCCACTCCCTCGCCATCGGGAACAGAGGAGACACTAGCTCCGGACCCCTGTTGCGCTTCAGGCGCAACTCGGGGCGCAACATGGATTGCCTTATCCTGGCCCTTCTGATCGATGCCCAACACCTGGGCGGGCAGGGAATCGAGCTTCGCCAGCTCAGTAATCAGTTCGTTCAGTTGGATGCCCGTATTCGTGAGCGCCCGCACAAAGTTGTCTGTGAAGTGAAAGCTGCCAATGGATTCCTGGCTCTGGATCTTGGTCAGCGCAATCCCCGACTTCTGGTTCTGGTTCTGCGCAACCGTCGGCAGCGGCATTACGCCCATGGATGCCTGAATCGAACGCCGCCAGCGCTCGAAGGCGATCTCGTAGGCCTGCGCGTTCGGCACAAACTGCGGCCGGGTCGGCAGTGGTGGCGGTCCCCATTGCGGCTCCCAGTCCGCGGGAATCATAAACTCCACATAAGCCTGCGGAATCTTGTTCAGGTGCTTGTGCAGTGTGGAGTCAAACTGCCCCTTATAGCCCTGCAATGGCGCTCGCGGGGCCATGCCGAATTCCTCAGCCTCCTGCGAAGCAATGTAGGCCAGCATTTGTTGCGATCCGCGTGCGCGTCGCACCAGGCTGAGAAAGATCCGCTTCGATGTTCCCCCAGCCCGTTTGTACTTTTCCAGGCCAAAGCATCCGATGATCGGGATCCAGCTCCCGATCCACTTGTTCGTCTCCAGAATCTCCAGCCCGTTAGTGATGCGCTGCGTCACTTCGTAGTGCTTCACGCCGTCACCGTCTGTCTTCTCTTCGCGCTTCCACCACTCAGCTACCGTGATGTGGTCTCCCTCCAGCCATCCGGGGGCCTTTTCAATGTCCGCGCCATCAAAGCTCCGTTTCTTGGCCTCAGGATAGCGCTGCGCAAAGGTCGTCTGCCTCATCGAGTCAGTCACAAAATACAAATTCGAATCAGAGAAATCCGACTCCCGCGCATCCGGATCCGGCAGCACCGTGGCCCAGTTCGGAATGCGGCGAATCCTCGGCTCCTGCTCGCCGTTCGGCCCTGTCACTACCAGATGCACACGCCAGTAGCCAAAACCGCACTCCACGCAGCTCTCAAAGGCTGTTGCATAGATCGACTGCGCCTTCGAGGCATACTCAATGCCCTGGATGTAAGCCTGCCGATGTTCGGCATCCTCATCCTTCGCATCCTCGCTGCGCGGCGATACCTTGATAGCCCTCTTCGTCTGTCGCAGATTGTTGTTGGTCTGGTTGACGTACTGCGAAACCTCGTCCGGCCACAGGCACGGCCGCCCCGCGCGGTCGTTGCGGAAATCCTCGGGCGGGATACAGAGCACACAATCGATGTCCTTCTCCGCCTCTTCGTAGTTTTCCGCCCAGTAGGCCTTCGCATAGGCAAAGTCCTCCCGCAGCTCCTTCAGCAGCGCTTCATCCGCGGCCGAGTTAGGCTGACCATTCTCGCTCTTCTCAGGCACAATTTCCCCCCGCAGCCTGCTTTAGGTTCCAAGCCCGTTGCTGATTCATGGCCTGCTGTGTTGCCTGGGCCTTCTGTTCTGCCCGGTACCGAATCCAGGCCTCTTGATAGTCGACGCGCAAAGGCAATCGTTGCGCCCCAATGTTACGGCTCACTTCGCGCAACGCCTCCGCACGCGCCGCGTTAAGGGCAGCCATAGCCTCCGTGCTACCCCCGCAATCTGGATGCCTGCTTTTCGCAAGGGATCTATATTGCGCCTGTATCTGCTCGCGAGTGACTGGCCCAGACGTCAACTCCAAAACTTCACGCCACGCCATCGCGACATCTCCTCGTCAGCGCAGCCCCCACGTTCCGCGGTAACATGGTTTCCAGCCGGCATTTAGCACAGTATTCTTTCCACCTGTGCGGTCCGCGCCCCCATCCAGCTTTCCTCGCCAAGAGCATCGCGCTCGCCGTGGTCACATCGGTAAACTGCTCTTTCTTTCCGCATCCCTCGCACTCAACCTCAATGGTCCGCTCCGGCGCGGCATCGCCGTTTACCAGCTCCGGTACTCCCTTGTGCCGGATCATGCGCTCCGCCCTGGCCGCGATCCGCGCCTCGCACGCATCGAGCGATGGAACATCGAACGAAAGCCGCGGCCGCATCGCTTCGTACATCTCGCGCCGCCGTGCTCCCTCGCACTCGTTCAGCATCTCGCAGAAGAAGTCCGCACGCTCCGCTGGAATCGGGTAGCCATTCACAACGTCGGCCAGCACCTGCACGAGCGCCGGATCGTCGAGCCCAGGCAGGCCCATCACCGTCAGCTCGTTCTCAAGATGGCGCTTATCGTCTGCGTTCATTTCGTCCCCTTGTAGCCGCTGGTCGTATCGGCGCTCATGCCCCGCGGAGAAGGACTGCGCGCAGGCCGGTTCGCCATCGGCACACGCACCGGAACCGCGACTGGCGGCGCCGGCGTGCGCAGCAGCAGTGCGTGAATCATTGGAGGCGTCCAGGCCATCAGTTCGCCGCCCCTGCAGCGCTGTCCTTGTCGTCAGCGTCCACGTCGCCTGCACCAGGCTCGGGCAGCTTCAGCTCGTTGGCCACGTGCGCCAGCATCTCCTCATGCTCGCCCGCGCTGAAGGGCTTTTCCGCCTCGCGGCTGCGGCCATACTCCTCGCCCTTTTCGCGATAGATCGTGTGCACCGTGTGACCGCCACCCTTCACGGTATTGCCGCGCGCATCCCGCTCCGGGTGGATCTCGATGTGGTGCAGTTGGAATTCCTTCTTCTTCTCGCGCGTCTTCGCGTTCAAGTCCATTGCTTCTGATTGATTCATCGTGTTACTCTCCCAAAATCCGGTTAGCCTTCGCTCTAATCCGCGCCGCGGCCGAGTTTGACAGCTTGCCCTTCTCCACCATCTCGGCCGCGCGGCCTTTTGCGCGAGCAGCATGGCTCTTGTCTTCCATCGGATACTTCCGCGAACCCGGCAATCCGAACTCACTGCCGGGCAGCCTGTTACGTATTGCAGCTTTCAGCTTTGCCATGCTCAACTCCAGACTCCCACCCTTACGGGCGGCGTTTGCGCTTCTACGCGCGCCTTTTCTCGCTCCGGCTCGCGGATCGTCACTGCGAACATTCGGAACGCGTCAGCCGGATGCGATGCCCAATCATGAAGAGGTTCACGCTTGAACACTTGGTGGTTTGAATCGCCCATTTGCTCATCGCTCGCATACCGGTAGTGCTTCAGCGCCTGGATGCCCTCAGCGCACTTCTCCCCGTCAAACCAGCAGCGGTTAAAGATCGTGCGTGCCGCCGCGATGCCATCCACCACGCTCAGCATCGGCACGATGCGCACCTTGTAGCCGCCCGCCTCCACCAACTGCTGCACACTCCGCCCACCGGCCGCCAGCGTCTTCGCCCGCGCATCATGTGGAAGATAGGCCGTTCCGTAGCGATATGGCCGCTTGCCTATCTCCTTCAGATAAAAACTCACATCCTTCAGCGAGTCGCTCACGAAATCGATCAGCCGGAACTCGAACCCGATGCTCTGCGCAAACCAGACCGATGTGTTGTCACCAAAACCCAAGTCCCAGAAAGTGTCCACCGGCCGCGAGGCGTCGTAGGGCACCCGCGTAATGCGCGATTCCTTCTCCGCCGCGATCAATTGATCCTTATAGATCGCGCCCGTCACAGCCGGGCGGCAGACGCCCTCGTAGACGTGCTCGAACTCAAGCGGGTCTTTCTCCTTCAGATCCGCCATGTCCTGCTTGATCTCCTTCGAGAGATACGGATTGTCACGGTAGCTCGTCTTGATCACTACCGCACCCTCCGGAGGATGCACTACAAAGCGCTGGTAGGTTTCGTCCGTCTCCAATTCCGGATTGAAGCTCGCCCAGATCTCCGACCCCGGCTTGCGAATCGTGGGAATTACGATGTTCCAGGACTTCTTGCTGACGTTCTGCGCTTCCTCAATCCAGAGGATGTCGACGCTCTCCAGCGACTTGATGTTATGCACGCTGCGGTCTCGCAGACCGTGGTACGAAAACGTCGAGCCGTTCAGCCCGCGAATCACCTTCTTCTGCGCGAAAAAGAAGTCTCCCATCCCCATCGCAAGAAGCTGATCCTGCAAAAGCTGATGGACGCTATCCTCGATCGACTTCATCGTCTCGCGCGCGCAACCAATGCGCAGCTTGCGCGCCCTGGCCAGCGCCAACAGTGCCCGCGCGCAGCTCCAGCTCTTGATCCCCGCCCGTCCGCCCCACAACACCTTGAACCGTGCCGGCTCAAACAGAAATGCAGCCTTCTCTGGGATCTCGATGTTCATTCCGGACGCACAAGTACAATTTTGATCGTCGAGTCGGCCGGCAATCCATTCGCGCCCGTTTCCACCGCCGCGCTAAACGCCGAATCTCCGAATAAGTGCAGATGCTTGCCCAAGCGTTCGAGGTTCTGGCCCTTGTCCGCCAGCTTGATTTTGCGTATCACGCACCGTGAGGGGCCAGCCCCCGGCACATCGCGCGTTTCCGTCTCCAGCCCCGCGATCGCCGCCCGCTCCGCCTCATCCAGGCGATTCAATGGCAGCAGATTTCCATTCGCATCGAAGATCGCGCCCACATCGTAAAATGCCAGCTTAGCCAGCTCCTGCAGCACGCGCTCCGCCGTGATCTCCAGCTTCTGCGCCTGGCGCGCCCGCCCATCCGCAATTGCCGCCGCAACCTTTACATTTTTAAGCAGCCGGGCGCCTTGAGTGTGCGCGCTTGCCACTCCAAAGCCAGCGGAAATCGCCGCTCGCGTAGCATTGCCATCGATCAGGTACTCAGCCGCAAAGATCGCCTGCCTGGGAGTCAGCCTTCCCCTCATACTGAAATCCTTTAGAGGGATTCGCACCCTCAACTAGCCGAGCCTCTCCAAAATCCAGCCCGGCCTGCGGCACGCGCTCAGCCGTGATCTCCAGCTTCTGCGCCTGGCGCGCCTCACTCCGCGATAGCTTTGTTCCACCATCGCGCCTCGGAATCGATTCAAGCAATGCGCGCCGAATCGCCGCCTCAACCCAATCCGTATCCCGCTCCCACAATGCGGCCACGCGCTCAATCGAGAGGCCGCCGGCAAACTGCATCGCCGCCACTTCGCCCGTCGCATTGTCATCAAATTCCACGTTTCCTTAATTTTTTTCTTGACAAACGTGCGGGAATCAAATACCTTAGAAACATCCGAGGGGGATCAGGCAATGAAATACGGCATCCGCACGGCAACTGAAACGGAAGAGATTGGGCAGATCATGCCGAACAGTTTTCATGATCCGATTTCCTGCGATTGGGTGGATGAACTCACTGAGCTTGATGGCACATGCTGCTTTGAAATCGCCGATGATTCTGAGGAGAAGATCGCTGAAGGCATTCGCGCCTGCAAATCCTACTGGCCAGATTCCTCCTCTTTCCTTTTGATCGAAGGGCTCGAAGGTGATGCAGCCCGCAATGGTGGCCTCCCCGAAGATGGTGCCATTCTCATCCGCGAAGCGCGTGTTCTACGGATCATCGAAGGATAGGCGATGGCACGTAAAGCAATCATCATCGGGCAAATCGAGGATAGCGATGGTTTTCCGTGGGACGTGCGCGAAGTGCGCCAAACCTCACATGGATTCGATCTTTTCTTTGGATGGCCCGTAATCGCGGGCGATGCCCAGCGAGGAAAAGGGTGCGGAGGGCCGCGCTTGATCCCCACGAAAGCCCTCTATGCCTACTGGGAAAAGAATAAGTTTGCGCGCGATGGCAGCATATACAATCTGCCCGCCAGCCGGAGCTGCCTCAAGCGCGTACGCGCCGCTCTCGGCTGCAACCTGTACCTGGCGAATGAGCAATGGTGGATCGATCGGCTCACAGATCTCTGCGCTCTCTCTGGCGCGGCGTTCTCCCGCCGGCACAGTGTAGCGCAATCCGATGTGAGCATCGCGCACACTGCATTTTTCGGCCCCCGGCAACGGCCCAACGGATGGTACTCTGAGCCCGCGATCAAAGCCCTCTTGATGAGCGATCTTCCACATGGTTGGGTCGCCCAGAAATTCGGAATATCGATTGGAGCATCCCAGCGCTTGCGTTCACTGCTCAAGCGTGGAACCCTTTAATCTCCGCCGCGATGGTTGCGGCTGCACTGCAAGGAGCATGATTTGTGCGTAAAAAATACCATCCCCCATTTCAAATTGTTTGAAGTGTTCCCCGCTGAGGAGCCGGCGCGGCTCTACCTGGAGTCGCGCCTCTGGCCTGAAGGCGCGACCTGCCATACCTGCGCCAGCGCCGACCGCATCACACCCCGCAAGGCTGGCTTCTATCGCTGCAATCGCTGCCAGCTCGATTTCACCATCCGTACCGGCACCATCTTCGAGCGATCGCACATCCCGCTTCACAAATGGCTCTACGCCATCTCCCTGCTGGCCACCGGCCGCGAGAGCCTCTCTTCCATGCAGATCGCCAAGGAAATCGGCATACAGCAGAAATCGGCATGGTTCATGCTCCATCGCTTGCGCGAGGCTTGCGGTGAAGCATTTGAAAAGCCATCACCGCCGACTTCAAAGGTTTTTGATAAGATCATCGATTCTGTGCTCGCATATCGGCCATCCGCAAAACAAAAGTCGCCGCGCCAGCGGAAGAAACCGCAAAAAAGCAGCGCCGAATAAATCGACGAACCGGGAATCGAGTGCGTAAATCCCCTCCAAAGGTTTTCGCTAAGATCATCGAAATTCCGCCTGCATAGCAGCCATCACCTTGCCCGATGATTGCGAGTACGTCCAGTTCATTGCACACCCTCAAACCCACGCGGCGGAGCCTTTCGCATTTCGCTACTCAGCTCCGCCGTTGTTGCTGATACTGGGATCTCGGAAACTGCGAGATTGACCGGTTCGTCGCTTGTCCTTGGTACTGCATCCGAGTCTCGACGATCTCCCGGACGGGAATCCTCCCGATCTTTCTCTTCCGAACTGCGATCCCTCTCTTTGTTTATGGAATCTCGATAAACCCTTGTTACTTCTGCCCGAACAAAAACGACAGCCCCGTCGAGATTACCGCGGCATTCTGATTCCCGATTCGCACAAATTGCACCTGCAGCGGATTCCAGTTAAGCGTCGAGTTTGCCCGGTATTCAATTCCGCCGCCAACCATGTAGGCTAGATGCGAACCTCCCGCATTCAGCGTTCCCACACCACCGGATCCGCTGAAATAAAGGCCGAAGCTGTTTGGCGAGACGTTGGTCTTCGCGAGCAACTTGCTCAGATCCGGCTGAAACTTCACGCCACCGGTATATGCGTTGATCCCCGACTGCGCGCCGATCAGTTCTTTACCCTCAAGGAAAAGATGCTCGCTCTTCGTCTTGCCGAAATCCATCAGATCAAAACTCTCTGTCGTCAAATTGCCCGTGCCCCAGGTCCCGGCGTAGTGCAGCGCGATCACATCCGAACCGCCAGTGAAGGTTGCCGCCGTCACAGTCGGAGTGCCCGGAATTGGTACCATTGTCTGCGCCTGCAGACGGCCCGCGCACAATGCGCCCAGTCCGATCATGAGCAGAACCAAGCCGACTTTGTTCAGCCCCGTCGCCTGCATATCCGCCGCGCTCGGAGCCGAAAATACCGAAGGCATCAGCGCATGCAGCACCACCGCTGCCGCCACAATTGTTAGATAGATCGCAAAGTGCGCCTGCACCCAGCCTGTCACCATCGTCGGCAATCCGATCGTCGCCGACAAACTCACAAACAGCGCCGATAACTGCGGAACCTTCACCTTCATTGTTGCCTTCTCCTTTGCCACGCCCTCCATCTTGTTGAGGTCGCTGTAAATTGCCAAAAGTTTGAACGGATTCAACATCCCCGCCCCCTTCTAGGATTCCCGCGGAATCCCGAGCCTTCCCTCGACATGCGCAATTCGGCCCTCATGATCTGTCCGGCCTTTTTGCAAATCCTTCACATCCATGGCCAGGCCTTTAACCCACCCAACTAAATCCGCGACCTGCTGTTTCATCGCCGCCACAATTGCAACGCCAATCACAAGCTGTACTAATGCGCTGAACGCAACCGTAACGACCACTTGCACCCATGGGCTCACGTCGACCTCTTTCAGGCTGGATGTGGATAGCAGCGTACGGCGCGGTCTCCGTACACAGGAAGGCCGCTTCCGTCGTCAATCCTCGACGCCGGATACGGCCATTGCCTGACTTTTTCAATCGCCCGCTCGGTGGCATCTTCCGGCGGCAGTATTTGTTTCTCGTCGAATCGCGCGTGCCGCTTGAGCCGCTTCCACTCCGGCATGCCGATCGTATGCGAGGGACCAAACAGTCCGGCATTGCGCTGCACTTCATTGAGCGTGATCGTTACTCCGATCAAGCACTCAGTCAGCACATCGCCCAGCGTCTTGGGTTGTTCAGCTTTGAGTGGCTGCACGCCCGCCAGGTCCCCGTTCTCATACCAGATCTCGCGCCATTTTTTAAGCGCGACCTTTTCCAGGGCCTCGCGTGCCGTGACCTGCCGGATCACGTTCCACCCCAGAAGTGTGTGGGTTGAAAACAAGTTGACGGTCAAGCCTTTCAGCCTGCGCCGTTCCGATTGTGTTTTTGGCATCCGCGGTTACGCGGCAGATGAGGAGATGTTTCCAGCCCTCCTGCGCTCAGGCTGTTTCCAGTCTCGGGATTGAGACGCAGATCGGCTTACCTTGCTACGGCTCGCATATCGGGCGTGCTCGCCAGGCCTGCTGGCGCCGGGTCCGGAACCTTCCCCGTTCCATCGACAATCTTACTCACTTTTCCTTCTATCGATAGCGGAATGAACCAACGATGGTGCATCAGGCATGAAATCCTCGATTTTCACGCCAAGAGCCCCGGCTATGCGCCATATCTGGCCCACCGAACACAGGCTCAGCCCAGCCTCAATGCGATAGATCGTGTTCCGGTGCAGATCGGCCCGCTCGGCCAATGCGAGAGCAGTCATGCGCCTCTGCCTGCGCAGAAAGAACACGCGCGCCCCGATCCGCTGCCGCAGCATTGCATCCGTCTCTCGCTGCGCCATCAGATCCCCCTCCGTCCGGCCAGCTCCATCATCCGATCAATGTGGGTCAGCGCCGTCCTCTTCCCCGGCTTCTTCGCCCATACCACGCGCGTGTCGTTCAAGGCGTCCAACTCCCACTCCACACGAATCTCCCGGCTCTCATCCTGACGCCAGGCGCTGAACGCGCGCCACTGATTCGCATCGTCCAGCGGCTCCGGCCTTTTCAGCGCACCGCGCCTCATCGTCGCAATCACCACAAACCCTGTCATCGGCTTGCCGCCTGTCTTTCGCGCCTGATCTCGCATCTCGCGTTCGACAGGTAGGTGTGCGGGTCGCCTTCGGCGCCCAACGGAAAATCTCCGGGATACAAGGCATATTGCTGTTGAACATGCAGTATCGCCCGGCTCAAGATCATCTCGCCTTTGAACCAATCCTCATACTGCTTGCGCGTCGCTTTTCTGATCGCTGCCTTTTTCATCGTGCGCTCTCCACTCTCGCGCCTCTCTGGCGCTCCAGCTTCTCTTCGTTCCATGCCCACCCGCGCGGATCGCGCCAGATGCCCAGCTCGAAAAACTTCACCGGCCCGTACTGCACGCGGAGGAACTCCCCGTTGCTCTGGTAACTCTTCCAGGCCTCCGCCATCTTCGGCGCCGTCTCCCACAGCGGCTTGCCAGTTGCCAGATCCTGCGCCAACACCGCTTCGATCACCGGTTCCACACCGCGCCGCCGCCGGTTCTTCACAAACCCGCACTGGCGCATCACCCAGGCCTGCGCCGCCGGCACCGTGGCCAGCTCGGTCTTCAGGCTCTCCAATCGCATCGCTTCCACGCGTTCAGCCTCCGCGGCCTTCGCTTCTTCGCGGGCAGCCGCTTGATTCACTTCGCGGTAGTAGCCTTCCCACTCCGCCGTCCAGCTCGCATCGTCGGCGTGCCTCGCCAGGTGTGCGAGCTGTTCTTCGGTAAACGGTGGATCGTCAAGCACATCAAAGCCATACGCCCCCGCTCCGGGGTCCCCAGCGGGCGCTTTTTGCCCGTTGGGGTGGGCGAGCGGGGGTTGGGGGGGGGTAGCTAGTTTTGCTTCCTTGTTTTTTGTAGTAATAGAAGCAATCGCGCCGGGTGCGACAGATGTGTCGCTCCGAGCGACAGAACTGTCGCACCCGGCAGCGGGCACAGCAAAAAGATCGTTCTCCAAACTGTCGCTCTGAGCGACAGTTGCAGCGGCATCTTTCTGACCACTATTCACTGTCCACTGTTCACTGCTTTTGCGCGCGAGCTTGGTGCGCAAAAGCTTCACCTGCTCCTTCAACTCATCCACGCGCTGCGCCGGCAACTGGAAGCTTCCGATCTCACGGTCGTACAAACCACCCTCACGCGTGACCAGGTCCTTCACATCCACCAGCGCATATTGCCCCTTGGCTTTGGCGCCGCGCACCGCCCGCAGCAGCCCCACATGTTCCAGCACCTGCAGGCAGCGCGATACAGTGTCCACGCTCTTGCCGCACCAATCCGCCATCTCGCGCAGGCTCACCCGCGTATCGCCGCCGCGCACCTTCGGCGAGACAATCCAGGCCCCGTGCGCGTTGCGTGCAATGCGGCAGTACACCCAGATCGCGTCCGCGCCCACGATAGGCTGGTAACAATCCGCAATCTCATTGTCCACCCAGAAATGACAGGGCTTTCGCACATCGCGCAGCCCCGTCAATTTGTCTTGCCCTTCGGACACAGCGCTTCCCCATGCACCGCCTCAACTCATTCGCGATGCCTACGTTTAAATGGTTTTCCCTGCTAGCTTGCCAGCCGCCGCAGTCGCGGCTCTGGGTCTCCGCCCGTCGCTAGACTGCGCCGCGCTTCCACACGCTGCATATCGAAGAAGCCCGTTGCCTCGCTCGAGTCGATCGCTTCAAGGAAATCGACTTCGACCTTCGCAGAATCGATCAACGCTTGCGCCACATCCACAACCGCTTTAGCGCGCGCAACATCCATCGGCTTATCTTCATCCTTCAGTGCTTCCATCACTTCGAACAGATGGTTGCGCAGATCAGTCATTGTGTTCTTTGGCACGCTTCTCCCTCAGCTTTCGTTTGACCGCACCCAGCAGCATGATTGTATCGACCATCTCTTTCGGATAGCGGTTATGGATCGAATTGCGCCGCATCAGCTCGGCACGAGAAATCAATTCCAGATTGCGCAGCCGGATGCGCGTCTTGTCACCGTCCTTGAAAACCACGGCATACCCTGGTGGAACCGGCCCGTGTTTGTCTTCCCAAATCAAGATGTGAACGCCCACCCAGTCATGGGGCGGATAGCCGGTGTCCGACATCTTCATCTGCAGGTAGCCGTCTTTGCTGAACCGCGTCGCGTAAAGCGGCTTCCACGTGTGCGGCTTCTGGCCCTTTCTAAATTGCGTCTCGCGCATACGTCCGGGCGCCCACCCTGGCCGCCGCAGTCCCTTGTTGTGCGGGACGAGGCCTTTCTGAAACCGGGTGGGCCGGCCGCCGTGGTCCGGTTGCAAACACCGCTGCCGTGCTTCCTCCGCGATACACTCAATACTCTTGCGCAGTCCCATCTTCGCAGCCTGGGAGTAAACGGAGCTGAGTGACCGGCCAAGGTGCTCGCAGATTTCCCTCGTTGGAATATCCACGTAGAACTTGCGCACGATGCGCCGCTCTCCGGCCGTCCACTTTTTCCCGTTCAATACACTCAATTCCGGCCGCAACGTCATCGCTTCCTCACTGACCACTGACCACTGACTACTGACCGCTACCCTACTGCCGCGTCACTTGCTCGCAGATCCGTTCCTTCGCCCTGGCTCCATACGCGCGCACATCGCCCCCGCGCACGTCGCCGGCCTCGTCCATCAACTCCGCCGCCGCCTGCAAGCGCCCGATCCCGCGCTCTATATCCACGTAAGCCGGACGCCCCGTACACGGCGAAGGCGAGTCCCACCCGTACAAAACCACCTTCGCGGCTTCGGCCGCCAGCTTGCCGGCGGCCATCGCCAGCAGCGCCAGCCGCTCCACTTCCGCCGGCGACAATCCTGATGCGGTCATGCCGTCTTCCAGCGCCCGCAGCTTCTCCTTCGCGTCGCTAAGCTGCTTGCCCACGGCCCGCGAGAACGCCGCCTCGCGCTCGTACTCGCGCTTCCAGTCGTGCTCGCCTTCCAGACTCGCGGCCAAGCGCCTCAACGCTTCCTCCGCGCCCATGCACCGCCGGGCAATCTTCACCCCGGCCTCCAGGTGATGGCAGCCCAGGTAACCCATCTCGCTCGCGAGCCTGCGATGCTCCTCAGCCCAAACATCCTGCATATCGAGAAACTGTTTGTACTGCCGCCACCGCGCCGGGAGCGTGATCCACTCCCGCATCCACTTCACGAACCGCATCCACAGAAACTTCATCCCCCGCCGCCTTTCCCAGATCACTGACAATTGCCCACTGCCTTACCGCCCGCGCCAGCTCACCGCCTGCCGATCCAGAGCGCCCGAGGCCCGCGCCTTCAGGTTCTCGCGCCGCCTCTTTTCGCTCCGGTACTTCCGCGCATCGGCCGCCATCTTCGGATCGTCGAACTGCCAGCACTCGGTGTGATCGATGATGAGGAACTCCCGCATCTCCGCCAGCTTGTCCGGCGTGCGCTTGCTGCTGCCGCGGATCTCCGTGAACTCCCCGCAGCCATAGCACTCGAACGCATTCCACTCCTCGTACCACACGATCCCGCCATCCGCCGGCCGCTCCCGCTTCGCTTTGTGCACCGCCGCCGTCGCCATCAGTCAGCCTCACCGTTTAACGCCGCCTCGATCTCCCGCGCCCACTTCCGGATAAGTTCCCGGCTTGCGCTCTCGCGCACAAAGCAGAACGCGCGCATTCGTTCCGCAACCTCCGCGACCGCCTTCCGGCTCATATCCACAACTGCGGCCTTCTTCTTCATGCAGCCACCGCCACGACGCGCTGAAAATTCAACACCCAGACCCATGGATTCAAATCCCAGCCGTAGCCGCGGTCCGCGTTGATCGCATCCCACAGACCGCTGAAGGCGCAGTGCACGTAGTCATCCCAACCCTGATCAATTGAGGCCTCAAGAACATCCGGAGGTGTGCTGGCGTCGATGTGCGTTGTGTGTTCAGCCGCCAGCGCGTCATACCGCTGCATGGCCGCGCTCCCTGGATGCATCGGCCAGTGTGAGCTGCCAACGATGCCCTCAGCCAGGACATCCTCGAAGCTGATCTCTTGCAGCCTCTCCACGCGCACATCGAGCAATTCCAGCGTGAGACGGCTCGCCCAGCGCGGCATGAAGAGCGGCGTTACCCATCCGCTTCCCAGCGAAGCCTTCGGACGATTCCAATCGGACGCCGGCTCGCAGTTTATGAACGCGCCATCCGCGCCATAGCACACGCGCTCGATGCGTTTATCACGCTCATTCCAGCAGCACGAAGTCCACGTCTCCTTCACCCAAAGACGGTCTCCTGGCAGGCCATACGGACAGTGCCGAAGCGCCATTGCAATCGTGTAATCGTCCGGCTTATCGCAGAGCCACTGGCGCTTCATCACGCGCCGCGTCTTCGTCTTGCTGTCGTTCAACAGGCCGCGAACCATCGGGGCGCTGAAGAGAATCGGCCGCTCGTTCATTGCCTTACTCCTTGCCGCGCGGCTTCCGCTTCGCGACGTGCCAGATCCGCGGGACGCTCCAGCGCCTGGCGCGCGCGCCAAAACTGACCCAGCGTAGGCATCGGAATTTTGTCCTTCGCTTCCATCGCTCACTCCCTATTCAGCCCCAGCTCTAACCTGGCCGCCGGCTTCTTCTCTTTCCGCGCGGCCTCCACTCTCTCGGCCAGGCGCGGCAGATAATCCTTCACGAGCCGCTCAGCCTCCGCCGGTGCGCAGCGCCCATCCACGGCAAACACCGAATCGTGCGGCCGGATGACCAGGACGCAGATCGCGTCGCTCTGCTTGCGCAGATACTCGGCGTATCCTTCCACAGTCCCCGTCCTGGTCCAATCCGGCGGCGTCCGTGCCATCTCGTGCTCCTGACTGACCACTGTTCACTAACCACTGTTTTTAGTGCGGCGGGAGGAACTCTAACCGGTTGTGAAGCCGGACGGTATCACCGCCGCACCCTTTTCGCACCGCTCGCCCCTCAACTCACGGCGCGAAACTCAACTCTTCTTTTCCGGCTGCGTAAACAAATCCGCCGGCTTGAACTCAGCCCACAGCCGCGTGTACGCGTACTCCTTTATGAATGCGTGCAGGCTTGCACTGTTCTCCAGCTCGAACTGGAACCAACGCTCCGCAACCTTGCCGTCGCGCGTTAAACGAAAGCCGCCCAGGTCCACACCTTCCAGGCGAAGCGTCGATTTCTTGTCTTCAACCTTTGCGAAGAACTCGATTACGCAGCTCTCGACAATCGTCCCGAGCATCACTTCAACGGCGCAGTTCTCCAATGTGAGCATGTAAATGTACGCGGCCTCGATTGTGCCGTCGCACTTGATGACCTGCTCAGGCAGCAGCGTATTGATGAGCGTCAGACCCCACAGCCGTTTGCCGGTCTTCTTATCCCGGCGTAGCTTCGCGCCGTGGATGTAGATCTCCGGCCGCATATCCTCGAAGAACCTCATCGCTACCACCCCAGCCAATCGAGCAGCGCATACCCATACACCGCGCCCAGATACAGCAGCACGCCGCCCACGAAGACCAGCTCCGGAACCCACAGCCACTTGCCGACGAACCGGCCCACGCGCCGGAACTGCTTCACCGTGCTCTCCCGCGCCAGGCGCCGCTCTTCCCGCCGGCACAGCCTGCGCAGCTCGCGTGCCTCATGTTTTGCGCGCTCCGCGGCAGCCATCGCGCGCAAGGCCGTAATCTCATCCCAGCAGCGCATGCAGAAGATCCCCACTTCACTGTCCTCCGTCGCCGCGCCGCCGCAACCCTGCACGCAGCACACGCCGATCGCCGGCGGCATACTGATCCCCGCGCCCTGGCCACTGGCCACTGACCACTGTTCACTGTTCACTGTCTTCACCCTTTCCGCCGCCCTCTGCGGCTTCGTTTGCGCAGATCCTCTACGATCGCGCCGTATGCCCAACCTACGTACCGGTCGCCGTGTTTGCGCATCGATCGCCGCGCCTCTTTCTCGGCCACCGGCCGCGCCGCCCTCTGATCGCGATCCCAGGCGCAGATGCAGCGCGGAGACGAGCACACCGTCTGCATCGTCCCCGACAGCCAGCCGCAGGTATCGTCGCTGCCATACGGAGGCACCCGGCAGGGCGTCGTCTCCGTGCAATGGCAATACCGGCAAACGCCTGGCGCGACCTGGCTCATGACCGCTTCTTTCCCTTCATCTCAGCCCGCTTACGTTCCGCCTCGAAGCGCGCGGCCATCTGGTACGCCGTGCCGTAGCAGAGCTGGAACGATGTGCGCAGGCCCTTGAGGCGAAGCACCGCGTAACTCGGCCGCGCCTCCACAACCACCTGCCGGTACGCGCCGCGCTCGCGCACCTGGTCGCTGGTCTCGAAGATCAGCTTCGTCTTGCGATCGGCGAGCGCCTTCATTTCGCGCCGCCCTTCTTGGCAGCCTTCGCGACAACTTTCTTCGCAGCTTTTTTGGGAGTGGTCTTCGCCGTCGATTTCTTCAGATTCGCCCAGCGCTTTTTCTGCGCATCCGCAATCCGCTTCTTCGCCTCGGCGCTGAGAATCAATTTCGGCGAGTGCTGGCCCTTCTTAGCGGCCTTCTCGATTGCAGCCGCAAGCTCGCAGCCAGGCTTATGTCCGGCAGCTTTCTTCGCCGGCGTCAAGCGGGAGCTGGGCATCGGCTTCCCATCCACAAACCCGGCGCGGACCGCATCCACGTCCACGTCAAAGAGCCGCGCAAGCTTCTCCAGTCCCTCCGGCTTTGCGTTCACCAAGTACTCGTGAACCGTCAACTCCGAAGACTCCGCGAAGAGCAGCGCGGCCCGTACCGCATCGCCGGCAGACAACGACGACAGGTGATTCCGCAGCCGCTTGTCTGCCACATCACCGTATCCCTGAAAGAGCGCTTTGTCCCAGCCCAGGAGTTCAGCCGCTTTCCCCTTCAGCGTTCCGTCAGACCGACCGATTGCATACTCCACAAGCTCGATCAGGACAGCGCCTTTAGGCTCCGGAGTTTTCGCCCGCGCGATCACGGTGAACAGCCTCGCGCGATACTCCTTTTCCCTCTTCAATTTCTCCAGGGTCTCTTTCCGATCAGCCTTCGCCTTCTCCGGATCAGACGCGGGCCCCGAATACATGCTCTGCCCCTTATGCGTCTTGCATTTCGCATCGCGGCAAATCATCGTGCGATGGCCCGCTCTAGGGCCATCAATGTAAATCGCCTCTTCCTGGCTTTCGCACGGCTTCACTGGCCGCTGCTCAGGAACCACCACGACCCAATAGTCCGGAATAACACCGGCAGCGCTGGAGTAGCCATCTGACAACATGAGCAGCTTGCGCTTTTCCTTGTCTGCCTCGTTAAGTTCGTACTTGATCCAGACCTTGACCTTCGCGTCAAAGCAGTCCCGGTCCGTGCAAGTGTCCTGGGCGCAGTCGTCGAAGAGCAACGCCGCATTGCCGCTGCGCTTCGGGCACTCCGTGCAGGCCATCGGCGGCAGCTCGTCTTCCAGCGGAAATGGCGCGTCGGCCAGGACTCTCAGCGTGGTCCGCGCGATCTCCCTGCGCAGCTCCGCGACCGAGGCGTCGGTGGGCTTCCATTGCGATTGCTTCGCGCCAACAGGCTCCGGACGCTCCGGCGCCTCGCCATCCTCATCCTCATCGAAGACATCCTCGGCACCGTCCAGGTCATCGTCTTCGTCGAACTCTTCGTCGTCCTCGCGCGCGAATCGATTGTTCTCAGCGGCGCTCGTAATGTACCCGCAGTTGAGCCGAGACAGATGTCGGATCTGCTGTTTCTCATCCAGCCTGGCCAGCTCCAGCGCGTGGCCCACTTCGATTGCGCCGGCCTTCAATGCCTCGCGCACCGGCTCGATGGCATCGAGCAGCTTCAACCGGCGGCCGACGTAGCTGGGCGACTTCGCCAGCTTTGCCGCCACCGTCTCAACCGTTGCGCCTGGCGCATTCAACAGCGCGGAGAAAGCCAACGCCTCTTCGAGCGGAGGAAGATCCACGCGCTGCAGGTTGCTGTTGATACGCTGCTCAGCCGCATCCGCGTCCGACATGTCGCGGACAATGCACGGAACCGTGCTTTTACCGGCGATCTTCGACGCCAGCCAGCGCCGCTGGCCAGCCACAATCTCATAGCCGATGCCATTGCCGCCCGTCACACCTTGGGGGCGCACAATAAGCGCTTCCTGCACTCCATGAATCCGAATGGACGCCGCAAGCTCGGAGAGCGCCTGCTCGTCGATTGTCTTGCGAGTCTCTTCAGGAGACACGTGCAACTTGTCATGCGGGATCTGCTGCACTCGCTCATCGCTAACTTTCGTCATTGCGCACCGCCTTCGCAGCGATGCGTGAAGATCGTAACCTTGTCACTCTTCCATGCGTTGCCAACCAACTGGTTGAGTCCGAGCTGCGAAACATCGAATGTCGCCGCCGGCACTTCAGCGATGATCCAATGACCGCCGTGCGCTCCGCACTTCAGACACACGCGCTCAGTGAGACCGCGCAGGCGAATCCCGTCGCCCGCGCGATCGGTCTTCTCACCTGTCGCGGCCTCCTTTCCACCAGGTTTGAAATCCAAAGTCGAACAAAGCTCATCGACGATGCGCAGCACGCGGCCGGTCCGGCAAGTATTCGTGTGCTGCAGCCGGTCGAGTCGCTCGGTCATCTGACACTCACGGCACCAACTTGCCGGCGCTGGCATATCCACCACAGCCGGCCATCCGGCGCCAAGAATGTTCTGCTCCGCCAGATCCCGCGCGGCAAACAGGAGCTGCGCAAGCATGCCTTCGCGGTGGGCACCGCCGTCTTCAATGGAATCGCGTTGCCGGCAGATCAGTTGTGCAGGCGGCTCATTGTCAAGCAAGCGCCGCAGGGATGGCGGCACATCCGCAGCCACGCTGAGATCCCTGATCGAACCCTCCCGATCCCCAGGGAAGCGCGTGACGGCGTCCGGCGAGACGGAGCAGTCAGCGGCATGCAAAAAGCCAACGCCGGGCTGATCTACCCCTATACAGCAAAACGGCGGCTGGGCAGCGCAAGCCGCCTCGGGCGCCGTTTCCGTGGCCCTGACATGTTCAGCGGCTTGCGCTGATACGACTGGACTAGTGGTTGGAGCTTCAGGCGCGCAGCCGTTTTCAGCCGGTGCTCTGTTTGGTGCGAGGGGCGAGTGCATTTTGGCTATCTCCTCTTTTTTCAAGAGATAAGCCACGGCAGGCTATACTATTCCAGCGGGCGGTTAGCTCAGCTGGATAGAGCACCGGCCTCAGTCGCAGGATGCCCTATCCGCACGGCGCACTTATGAGAAAATAGAACTGCGGCTTATCCAAGGGGCTGCCGGCAGAGCGCGCCCCAAAACCTTGCTTCAACCCTCGGCATACTTCGGCCCTCTGGGGTCCCCGCGGACAGGTCCTCGTCCGGGGGGTGACAGAGCAGCCGTTACCTTGCTGCGGCCTGCATATAGGAACAAGAAATGATCAGTGTCAGCAACGTGTCCATGCGCTACGGCTCGAAGGTGCTCTTCGAAGATGTGAGCGTCGCCTTCATCCCCGGCCGCCGCTACGGCCTTACCGGACCCAACGGCTCCGGAAAATCCACCTTTATGAAGGTTCTCACTGGCGAACTCGAAGCCCAGAAGGGCACTGTCGTCCGCCCGCGCAAGCTGGGCGTGCTCCGCCAGGACCAGTTCGCCTTCGATGCTTATCGCGTCATCGACACGGTCATCATGGGCAATAAGCCGCTCTGGGCCGCCCTTGAAGAGCGCGACCGCATCTACGAAAAAGAGGAAATGACCAACGCCGACGGCATGAGGCTCGGCGAACTGGAAGGCATTATCGGCGACGAGGACGGATACACTGCCGAGAGTGACGCCGCGGTCCTTCTCGACGGTCTGGACATCCCCGAGGATATCCACGACCGCAAGATGGGCGAACTCCAGGGCGGACAAAAGGTCCGCGTCCTCCTTGCCCAGGCCCTCTTCGGCAAGCCTGAAGCCCTGCTCCTCGACGAGCCCACGAACTACCTTGATCTAGAGTCCATTCACTGGCTCCAGGACTTCCTCAACAGCTACGACGGCACTCTCATCGCCATCTCCCACGACCGCCACTTCCTCAATAGCGTCACCACTCACACCGCCGACATCGATTACGAGACCATCATCACCTACACCGGCGGCTACGACGAGATGGTGATGGCCAAGACGCAGATCCGCTCCACCCTCGAGTCGCAAAACGCCCAGCGCGAAAAGAAGATCGCCCAGCTCAACGACTTCATTGCCCGCTTTGCCGCCGGTACCCGTTCCTCCCAGGTCACCAGCCGCCGCAAGGAGGTCGAGCGCCTCCAGACCAACGACCTCGCCCGCTCCAACATCCAGCGCCCATATATTAGGTTTGACCAGATCCGCCCCAGCGGCAAACATGCGATTGAATTCAAGCACCTCACCAAGCTCTACGGCGATCTCAAAGTCCTCGACGGCTTCTCCGCCAACGTCCTGCGCGGCGAAAAGATCTGCCTCATGGGCCGCAACGGCGCAGGCAAGACCACCGTCCTCAAGAGCCTGCTGGCCAACTATCCCGGCCTCGCCGACAAGGACTTCAACCTCGACTCCGGCTCCGTCTTCTGGGGCCACGAGGCCCAGATCGGCTACTTTCCCCAGGACGTTGGCTCGACCATCGAGCACGGCCTCACCGTCGCCGAGTGGCTCCATCGCTGGAATCCTGCCGCCCACGTCGAAGAGATTCGCGGCATCCTCGGCCAGATGCTCTTCTCGGGCGAAGAGGGCGACAAGCAGACCAGGGCCCTCTCCGGCGGCGAACAGGCTCGCCTGGCCTTCTGCAAGCTCATCCTCACCAAGCCCAACATCCTGATCTTCGACGAGCCCACCAACCACCTCGACCTCGAAGCCATCAACGCCCTCAATATCGCTCTCCAGCGCTACGAAGGCACAGTCCTGCTAGTCACCCACGACCACGACCTCATCGACGAAGTAGCCACAAGACTCTGGGTCTTCAATGAAGACGGCATAGAAGACTTCCAGGGCCCCTACACCGAGTGGAAGGGCAAACACAACTGAT